TGATCATCACCCCCTGCTTTAAAGCAACGCCAAGGGACATACGGGCATGGAGTAACCTCAAACTTATCACTTACGAGTGATACATCCCCATAAGGGGATGCCCACAGCTGGGGAGTTTTTGGTTGAAGGTAGCGTCTCATCGCATCTTCTTCACATGCTAGATTTAAGATGGTCAGAACACCCTTTGCAAGGGGTTCGCCCATAAAAATACCTCTCTTCTTGATGAACGTATAGTATGGCAGAGGATTGGATCCCCTGTGTATACGAACCTCGCGATCGGATACAGCTACCACAATGGCAGCCTCCATCAAGGGAGTCGGTTTAACGCCAACTCCTTTTAGGAATCCGAAGACCATTGCTGCAATTGGCAATGGAGTAGGTATTGCGTCTGTCGCTTCAGATAAATCTGAAGAAAGGATTTGGTAATCCTCAGGTAAATCTCTTACCTGCGACAGTGAATTCAAGAGGAGCCAGGCTTGGTCAGCCCTTTTAAGCCCATCAACTGCGGAAGGGTGCTTCTCAAGCAACCGCCTTAGGAAGTGTCCTAAAGACTGTTGTAATATTATATTCCACCACACAGTGGTGGTTATAATCCGACTCTTACCACCAGGTTCCTGGATGGTAGAGACTCTAGAAGGTATAGGCGGGCAATCCATTTGTAATGGAAAACCCTTTTCTTTATAGAAAACACCGTGCTCGGCTGCCTCAAGTAAGGCAACTGCTAGCATCTGGTGACCTAGGGCTTCATCGAAGCCCCACCTCCTATCGTTCAAGACAAATTTAAAACCGTGTTCTGGTAATACCGGATCACCAAAACCCACATCCTCGTCAAGCTGACGAAAGGTTATGGGGTAGGTTCTAAACCAAGTCCTCCAACGGGGTAGCCCCGTGATTTCTTGGGTTGATAGACCACATGGTAGTTCTATCATCTTTGTCTCTGTCGGGATTACAGATAAGACTAGCTTTAGAGCTTGCCTTATCCGAGCACCTCTACCTCCTTGAGAGCTGGGACAGTCTATGTCCCCAGCTGAGGAGAGAGAGACATGAGTCTCTGTAGAAGTTGATTCGCCCGATTCTTGCATGATGTGTTGGATTTTGAACCCAACGGCTCGAGCTGCAAGCTCAAGATCATGCTGATCTTTGGCCTTGATTAGAAATTCTTCACTGCAAGTTGCAATGAACTTTTGGATTGCCTTCTTCTCCGAGATTTTGCCACCTGGTGGCATGTGTCTCGTTGAAGTAAGGTGCGCAAGCATCTCACAATCTCTCTTGTTCCTAATGCCTTTATCCAGACTAGTACGTAGTCTGGGGAGCTTTAACAACCCATAAAATGGATTGTTAATGTCAATAGTAGGCTTTGCAATAACATCAGCTTTGGAGCATGTGACCCATACGTAGGTCGCAAAATTCTTCCATGCTTTTATGAGTAACTCATAAGTATGGTTGTAAGCTCCCCAGTGGAAGCACAACCTTATGCATTTAGTAAAAATGCGTTTGATGTGTCTAGACCTACTGGACAGAGTCCAGGGTAGTCCAGTTAATATGGAGTCAAAGACCCCATGGATTACCTGCTCAATCCCTTCAATCGTTTTGTACGGTAACGCACAAAACTTTCTACAAGAAATTGGGTCAAGCCCAAGATTGTTGGAAATGAACACTGCCATCTTCTCTCTGAGATGATCTGGCAGAGTAATTTTACTAGACCTTGAATTGCCCGTTTTATAACGATTGTACACGAAGGTGGGAACTACTCTGTCATAACGACATCGTAGTAACGATCCACCAGCAAGACTGGTGATCTTCCCTTCTCCAACCCCCTCACAGAGGGGGACGTACAGTGCAATCAAAGGATTTCTCCAATCACTCACTTTCGGCACGGCCGCACTACTA